CAGTAGGGTCTTCGATGCTAACTACGTGATACGTAAGCAGATTGCTACGCATATTGTACGAGACGATGAGGTCAAGCTTGCCCGTAGCGCCTTCAGTAAAAGCAGGGTCGTGGACAAACCAGTACATGGTCTCGTTAGCCCCATCGCTATACGCCCCAAGGCAGGTGGCGTTGTCACTCAAGGGCGTTCCCGTAGGGGGGTACACCAGCGTAGTGAGCTGGGTATTGCCCTTGCTGTTCTCTACCGCTCCAATCTCCGACTCCTCCGTGGAGCCCATACGGATATTCTGCGCGTCGATATACTCTCCTTGGGGAACAAGGCGCTCGTCGACGCTCTTGTTCATGCGCCCCTTGATGAAGTTCCGGATGAGGTTTGCCATTACTTAATCCACTTTTCGCGACCACGCAGGTTCATAAGCAACCGTCCCGGGTGGATATTGCTCATGCGAATCTTGGCGTTGCGTAACAAAGCGGTCTTCTTTTTGCGGGCTCGGCCTACGATGTACTCCTGTACGCCCAGCTTGGCGTCAAGGATAGCGTACTGGATGTACGCATAGACGTACTCCTCGAAGAGCTTGTTCACGCTAATCTGACTGTTGTCCCCGTTCTCCATGCCGTCGCTGACATACTCGAGGATGCACAGCTCGTCAGCCATACCGCTGCTGAAATTGATGACACCCGCACGCTTGTCAATCTTAAAGGTCGGGTTGGCGTTGGCGGTCTCGGTGTTCAAGCCATACCGCGCTCCGATAGCCCAATCGAAATACCATGTGCCCTCGTAGCAGTACCCAAGCTCCCCGTCGAGGGGGCTGTTCTCGTTGAGGTATATGCTCTGCTTGGTACCCTTGATACGGTCGTAGTCGATGGTCGAGTCTTGGGGGCGGAGGATGCCTCCGTTTTGGTCAAACAGGATGCGACAATCGTTGTCTTGCAAATACGCCGAGCTCCAGTTCGTCTGGATATTCTCCGTTAACGGTCGAAGGATTCCGTCCTTATACAAAGAAATGCGCACCCAGTTCACGTAGTCGGGAGGAAGCACAAAGCGCAAGTTGTCGCAGACGCTGAGCTCGAGAATCTTAATCTCCTTCATCGCGTCGTAGTTGAGCTCTTGGATAGCCCGCTTGGCGTGGAAGAGAATCTTGTACCGCTCCTCGTTGTTGACCAAAGAATGGTTGCCGTTGTACATCAACATGAAATTGTTGACAATGTCTTGCAACGAGACGTACTGGTAGCTACCCCAGTTGGCATCCTCGGGGAGGGCGCCGTTATTCTCGTAATACTGATACTCTGTGATATACGGCATTACTGTTGTTGTTCTTCGGCGTTAGCGAACTGATACACATCGCCTTCGCGGATGCTCATGCCAGCCATCTGCAAGATGCGATAAACCAAACGGGGCTCGTCTTCAATGGGCAGCTCGAAGTCTTGGTAGTCAGGCTGACTCTGGTCAAAGACCGGCTCGCCGCCAACAAGGGATACATACGTCCACTTCGGGTCGAAGGGATACCTGATGTACTGCGCCTGCACGTCGCCCGGCTGGTTGAAGGTGGCAGGGAAGACCGTGATGCTATCGCCCTGCAAGGTGTAGGCAGGGAACTGCGTAGAGGGTGCCGTCAGTAAGCTCGCGTTCAGCATGGTAATCTTACTGTGGCTTACCGGCTCGGCCTCGATGTCACCCGCCAGAACTTTGTTGAGGAGGTAGTAGTCGTCGCCCGTGGTGGTTAGGCTCGGGGCGAAGAATACGTTTGGTGTCGTCGGGTCGGGGGATTGCGTCAGCGGGTTGGTAACCGAGAAGACGTTGATGGCTTCGCTGATACCCTTGCTCATGTCCGCATACTCCGTACCCGACATGCGGGCGTTCTCTGCGTTGATGGCCTTGTTGAGGTCGGTGAAGTAGCTCTCAAAGATTTCAAGCTGTGCCTGCTTAGCATACAGGTTGAAGTCCGAGGGAGAGATGTATCCGTAGTTGTTCTTGTTCAGAATGGATAATACGGTTTGACGGACTGAATCAATCATTGCCTAAAGATAAAAAAGCCGCCCTAAGGCGGCTTTTCATAAAACTCAAAGGGTCAGGCTTAACCGAGATAAGCGCCGGGCTCATCGAAAATAGCAACCCAATTGTCGGAATAAGTCCCCGCACACAAATTTTCAATACGGTTACAGATGTCATCAATACGAATTTTCATCTGGTCCATATTGGCGTTGTACGGTGAGATTACATATGCATCCCACGGCTCAAGCCATCTTCCAGAGGGCAGCCTAGAGGGTTGCCACCAGATGTCGAACGTGTTGTAATTAATCCCGTAGAAGATGTTCATGTGGCGGGTGTCCTTCAAAGCAAGCCTGCTTACCACCCCGTCTTGACCCATGAGAAAATAGTTGCCCCCCTCAAAGGAGACGGGCTTGTCAAGCTTCAGCGTCACATCATCAACCACTTGTACCACTCGGTATTCAGGGAGCGGCAATCCGGCATTATTCCCCGCTCCATCATACCACCACTGGACGTAATCCGGGGCTCCGCCATTAGCAGTAAACCTAGTTGGGGTTGTGGTGCTTTCATTAATCACCTGAAGGAGGTATGCAGCATCGTGGTTCCCATCACGATACGCAACGAACGTAGGTTCTACTGGTGTGTAGTTGTTGGGGTCTGTGATGTCACCCCCATCAAAGTACAGATTGCAAAACCCGTTATCGTTCATCCCCCCGATAGCACCATCAAAGGTTACTGTAGTGGTTGTAACCTCAGTAACATATGCGTGGGGTGTATACCAGTCCCTGTTGAAGACCAAGTCTCCTACCTGAAAGATTGTGGTGAAATCAGTTACCGTTGAACTCAAAACATTTGTTGCGGAGTCCCATGTGTCGCTGGCGTTTAAGAACTGATACACTACATCGGGCCCGTATGGGTCTGGGGTTGCACTAAACCCATAAGTTTGCTGCTTTACCCCAAAATACAAGTCTGTCATAGCTTAGTTGTTAATGTTGGTAAGGTCGTACGTATTAAACAAAACTGGCGGGGCAGTAGGAGGGTAATAGATGGCGGAGTCGCTTTCAAAAGCATTTCGAATTTGCTCCGTCAACCATATAACAACATTGTTGTCGACTTGAGAGGCCACCAAATCAAGCTTAACATACTGAGTGCTCGACGACTGTAAAGTCTGTAGTAGGTATCCCTCTCTGAAGTAAATCTTTATTTCTTCATCGCTGTCACCCTCATCGACGTACAGTACGTCAGTGATGTTTAACAGAAGACAAGCTGACATTGCACCATCAGGGAATGGAGCGTCGTTGTAATACACATGACCGCCCCAATAGTCAAGGCGTAAAAACTTCAATTCTGGATTCATATCGTTTTACTTGGGTGGAGCGTTGTTTTCGTCCCCAATCGTAACAGCCTCGATAGGATAGTCAAAAGGAATGGGTTCACCGTACATCGGAGCGCCGGGACTGTTGGCTGCCGTATACATCTTGTTCAACCAATTTATCGTTTCAAGCGCAGATGGGCGCGTGGGATACGCGTCAGGAATCTTAATATAGGTTTGACCAAGTTGACCCCCGGAGTTTCTGGTGTTTCCACAAAAACCACCGATTAAATAATTGCTAATGTCGAAATAGGTGCCAACGCCGCCCATCCTTGCGGGGACGTATACGTTGTATGGTTCCCCACTCAAAGGAGAATCAACACGTATAGTCATAAAGTTCATCATGCGTGTGAAGATACTATTCTGAAATTAAAGTATCGAGAGCACGGAGCGTGTCCAGACCCTCGTCACTAAGGAGGTACGAAGTGGCTAAAGCCACATGGTCTTCACCGAAAGGAACGGTCAGAAGCTTACGCTTGTTGGTGGGGCCGTTGAACCAAATCTCCGTCTTGTTGCGGCGGAAAGACAGAAGCTTATCGTCAAAGAACTTTTGAATCTTAGACTGCAACTTCAAGTCCGGGTCGTTGGCTATACGCATAAATGTCTCAGGGTCGCGGCGGACATAGACCATCATATCGCGGCGCAACTCAGACGTAGTAAGGCGGGAAGGGTCGATACCCAATAGGATGCGGGATACGTGCTCTAGGGCCTCGATGCTCATGTTCTTGCACTCCACCAAAGCGTCTAGCTCAAGGTTCATTTGCTCGACCTCGGCACCGGCGTCGCGCTCCTCATTGACTTCCTCATACTTGACACCGTTCATAGGGTGGTAGTGGAGGAACTGCTGGAGCACGGGGTTTGATTTTGGTACATGCAAAAAACCATCTTCGAAAACGATGGGCTCTACAATTGCGTTGCCGTCCTGCTCGTCCTCGAAAGGGCTCTTTTGGTTTCTGGCGTAACGAAGGGGCCGGTTCTCGCCTTTCTTTTCGTCCCAATACAGGAGGGGCTTGTTGGCGCTTCCGCGACCGGGAATCATAAACGCCAACGGGGCTTTGCCTCGCGTGAGGCGGTACACTTTATTTTCCATGATAATTTATTTAAGGGTGGATAGGGGGGACACCCATTGTGCCCCCCATATCCGAGTCAGAATCAGTCTTGGAACAAGAAGAAGTTGTTCGCTCCCATGGTGCAAACAGCACGCTCAGAGAGGAAGTGAACTTCCATTGCGTCAACCTCATTGTTCATGGCGCCTCCAGCAGAACCCGTAATCCAAGTCTTGTACCGGCGGTCCTCAGTTTCTGAGGCGCGGTAGCGGACGTGGAGGAACGGACGCTTGGCGTTCTTTCCGAGAATCTGGTCATACACCGTAGTGCTGCCAGCGGGAACCATCATGCCGTTGATGCCGCCTGAGGCG